TCAGGATCAGCATCACCAGCATCCTCTGCCATGGCAGTCTCATACTTGATGCCTTCCTTCTTCATCATCTCTTTCATCTCTTTGTAAGACATAGCCTCCATCTTAGCCATCATCTCTTCGATTTCTTCTTTGGTGGCATCTGAATCGGACATCTCCCTCATCATTGCCTCCTTCATGGCTTCCATTTCGGCATACATTTCTTTTTCATCCATTTTCATTTCGGAATCCACTCCTTCGGTCTTTTTCGAAGACTTTGCTTCTAGTATTGCCTTCGCTGTTTCTAATGGGTCTTTTCGAGTCATTGGTTATTACTCCTTATCTTCATATCTATATTTTATATGAGTTTAGACAGGAAATCAGCGAAGGCATACAACTTCGCTTCTTGACGATCTACTTTAGTCGATGCTCTTTCAATCCTGTCACGATACGATTCGATGTGTCTGGGTTGTAGAACACCGTTGTCCCACACCCATTCCTTTCCTTCCATGATTCCTTCGACAAATGCGTTTGGAGCGGAAGGATCAGCAACGATGTCTACAGCAGCAAGCATGAAGTCCTTTTGAACTTCATTGACTCCGTTGACGTTTTTGAGAGATCCCATTCCGCGAGAGGAGACACCAATCTTAACTCCCTCATCAATGAGGTTTTTCACGATTTTGCCATATGGTGTGTCTAGGATCTTTGCTTTGCCGGTGATGTTGTTTCCATCTTGCTTTAGTTCTTTGATGATATGGGAAACGCGCTCAAGATTTACTGTTGGACCATCGGGATGTCCAAGTTCACCCATGGCTCGGTTTGACTCAACAAACTCTTTGTTGTATCGAGCGACTTCCTTCTCAAGAATGTCTTTGGGGTATCTTCGACCATTGCGATTCTTCTTCTCAGCCTCCATAAAGACACCTTCAATATGATATTGCTTGTCCTTTTCAGAACCTTCGGTGATCAAGTTGATGTTGTCGTTTACTTCGGTGATGAGTAGCATTCTTGTTTCCTATCTGATTAGTCTTCTTCGTTCTTTGCGTTATACTCTTTGTCAACATAATCGAAGAACTTCTTCTTTTCTTCTTCACTCTTAAAGTCGGCTGGGCTGGAAACTCCGAACTTATCCAAAGCCTTTTTGAAAAACTTTTGATATTTTGTGTCTTCCTCTTGTAGACCTTCTTCATCTAGACCAAGAAGAGCCTCTGCTGTGAGTGCAGTTTTTTCTGCGAGTGCTGGCTCAATTTTTGACATCAATAAATCATTGATGCTCTTTTTTGCACCGCTAAGATTTCCTGCTTCGATTGCTTTTATAATATCAACTGAATTCATCAGATTACTCCCTTTCTTATTCGATCTAGAAGAAACTCCATCATATCTTTATACTGGGTCAACCCACTTCTCATTTGTGTAATAAAGCGAGTTTGGTTCACATTATTTAGGTCTTTTACCATTTCTAAAATTTCTGCTGCTTCTTTTATACTTATGTTTTTTTCTTCTCCAGACTCAAAAACCAAGGATTTTTCTTCTCTTTCTTTCACGATAGAAGCAAGAAGATTTAGTGTCGCTTCTTTTATCTCTTCTTCATCGTCTTCTTCTTTTTCTGTTTCAGGTGGTGCAGGGGGAGGTGTTGGTTTTACGTCCTTTTCTTCGGCACTGGCAGCAGCCTCTTTTGCCTTCTTCTCTTTCTCATTTTGTATCTTTTCAAACGAGCCGTCTTCTATGGCTCGCTCAGATTCTTTTTCTGCTTGTTGTGGTGTTACAAATACCTCATATCGAATACCATCAATATAAGAAATGGCTGGAGCATTTGGACCAGATCCTACTCTCTTGATAATAACTTCTTTGTCGCCAACTGAGTATCTTTTATAGAATACTTCTTTGTCAAAGTTTGGATCAATGATTGGGTCTTCTAGTGTTCCAGCAACAGCAGAAGGATCAGGAACTTCCGCGCCTTCTTCTGATATTGTTTCCGTTCTTTCCTTGATCTTAGAAGACATAATACCAGAAATAACAGAATGAAACTCTTTTTTGAATCCCTCAATATCACCATTCTCTGCTAGTTCTAGTAGTTTTTGCATTAGAATCCTCCAGAAGTATCCTTGATTACACCAAGTTCTCTTTCTCTGACTATCTTCTCGTCTTCTTGTTCGATTTCCTTGTCGGTCTGTCTTAGAATGTTTTTTCGAACCCAATCTCTGGAATAGTAGTCACCAATATGATCCTGAACGTCCCTTAGAATGTTCATTCTCTCAGAAAGAATTTCATACTCTTTCAATTCAGTGAAGTAGGAATCAGTCTGAAAATCAAACCTGATGTATTGTTCGATTTTGAACCACTCTTCTTCTTTCAGTATTCCCTTCAAAATGCACTGTGTTTTCATCAAATTCAAGAAGACTTTACTGAATCTTTGTCTCAGTCTATCAATGTATTTATAGAATTTAAGTTCGTCGCGGGTGATCTCAGATGATCTTCCCATGTTGAATCCGTTTTCTGCTTCCATTCTAGAAGTTGGAATGTTAAGTGCCTTGTAGAGTTTCTTCTGAAAGTATTCGACATCTTCCATTTCACCCAGATTTTGACCACCATCCAAGGTTTGAATTTCTGTTCCTTTGCCACCCTCTCTACGAGGAAGCCAAAAGTCTTCCAACATGGACATGAACTTCTTGTCATCACGAACCTCTCCGGTGGTTGCATCATATGTCAACTTGTTTCTATAACGATTCATCAGATCTCGAACATATGCTTCAGCCTTGTTCTTTGGAAGAGATCCAACATCAACATAGAAGATTCTTCTCTCAGGCGCGCGAGAAATTCTGTAGATTACAACAGCATCTTCAAGCATTCTAAGTTGATTTAGTGGTTTGATTGCCTTGTGAAGATAACTGATCGTTCTATTACTCAGGGGATCAAAAAGACCAGAGTTGTAATAGCAAATTGCATCTGGACTTAATTTGACGCTGGTTGCATCACCAACATCTTCTGTATAGAGAAAGTATTCCTTTACTCTCTTGATATACTTGACGCCAGATTTTTCATCAGTTTTCTTTTCCACTTCTGCCATTTTCTTCATGCAGATGGGATCTATTGGACGAAGTTCGATGATACCTTTCTTGGGGTTATTCTTATCAATGATGATGTGGTAGTAACCTCTGCCGTCAACGAACCACTTTCTGAAGATTTCAAACCCTCTTCTTGAGAACTGCATCAGTCTCAAAACAGTATCAAATTCTTCGTGCAATTTCTTTTTGATGGGATCTGATATATCTTTGATTTCATCTAGAACTAGACTGACTGCATTTCTATTCTCATCAAAAACTAAGGCATCATTGCAAATATCATCAACAGCACTTTCAACTTCTGGATGAAGTGACATCTCTCTATACTTGTTTATGAATTCTATTTCAGTTTTGTATGCCCCATCAAAGTCAAGATAGGCACCAAAATAACCACCAGCATCTATGTAATTCGCATCATCAAGTAGTGGAGGAACAAAGGATTTGATTTCCTTTACTCCTTTTGCGTCTTTGGGATCTACATTAGGTGATGGTTGTTCTTTTTTTCCAATAGTAAAACCAAATATATCAATTGGCATAGTCTCACATACCTTTGCTGTTATTATTCACTGGGGAAAGCAGCATCACCAAGTGGAACACGATTGCTACCGGACCCATCATTGGTCAACCAGTAAGAATAAGTTAGTGTTACTGTGAATTCTGCTAATGCTTCATTATCATAAGCCGTATCTACTGAACCAACTGTCTTTGGCCAACAGTGGAACATTGTATATGTTTTGATTGGACTGCCTTTTCTGTCCAATTGGTCTATTGACCAGTTTGGAAACAAGACATTGTTTAGGTTATGCTCTTGGTCTGCGGTGTTTTCAACGGCATCATTGAGGTCGTTGGACCATCTTTCGAATGCATTTCTCAGTTCAAACTCACCATCAGAAAGAACAGTGATTTCCCAATCACCATATGTTCTTCTTCCGGGAAGTTTGATGTTTCTTCCTCTGTAGTCAACAGAAATCTCTCCCAACTCAGAGGCGGGAAGAGATGCAGCCTTGATTAGAAAGCCTGTCTTGTCTGGTAGTGTTGTTTTTCCAATCGCTCCCTGAACTCGGAAAAACGAAGGACGAACACCACCAGATGAAAGTGCTGATTTGAATCGTTCGATGTTCATGTGTGTTTATCTCCCTTAGTATCTATATCGGTTTATTAAGAAGCACCGCCAATTTCATCAAACGAAACACCAGTTCTTGTTGCAATGAAGTTGAGAGTGATGAAGTTGATGGAACGAGTTGGTTTGATAAAGATATCAGCAACAAACTCATTTCTGTCGATTACTTCACCAGTGTTGTTGGTTTCATCGCATACAACCTTGAAGTCAATGATGCCTCGTCTAGACTGAACATCGCGAAGGAATGGCTCAATGAGTTGTCTAAACTGTGATCTAGTAAATGCATCGTTCTGCTCAAAGAGTGAGAACTTAGCAGCAGTAGCAATTGCCTTCTCTAGAACAATGAACAATCTACGAACATTGATTCTGTCGAATGCACTTGGTTTGCTCTGCATTGTCTTATCACCAAAGAGAATGGTGCCTTCACCGGGGAAGGAAACAACTGGGTTTACTCCTGCGGAATAAAGATCATCTCTTTGTGCCCGAAGTGGATTATATGCAAGTTTGACGACTCCACGAAGTTGTCCTCTATTGAAACCGGCAGGCGAGAACCATGTCTCGGTTTCGTTGTCAGAGCGAACTGCGATACCAGCGATATCACCGTTCATTGGAACGAAGCGGAAGACATCGTTGAATCGGTCATACATATACTTCCAACCAGAGTCTAGAACTGCATAAGAAGACGAAACATTTACGTTGGTGCTGGTATAATCCTCATCACCACCAGCATCATTGCCATTGGTTCCATCTCTATAGGCAACCACGTTTGCGGTAGCAACTGCGGCAGACTTGGAGGTGTCTCCTGTGTTGATCACTGCATTTTTTGGGGGAGAAAGGAATACAACTGCATCCTTTCTAGCAGTTACCATGTCAATGAGTTGCTTGGCTTGAATACCTTCTGCTGGACCACCAAGAATCAATGAAATATCAACTGTTTCTGGATCAGAAAAATATTCATATCCATCGGTATAGAAGTCATTTCCTGTTGGAAGCCCGGCTGAACCACCTGTTAGTGATCCATAGAAGTTGGTGGAAAGTAGGGCAAAAGTAGAACCGCCAACGGAAGAAGATGCTGTGTTCCATGCTGCACCTGCTGTAAGTTGAGTTGGCTTGGTTGCAGTCCAAATATATCTGGAATTATCATTGATATAATTCTTCCAGTAGATACTGGAGCCATCAAGTGCCTTCGCGTTGGTTGCCTTAGATAGAGAACCAAATCTTTCTAGAACAGTTCCCTTGGTTCCACTCCAATCACCATCTTCGTCGATAACGATGGTGTGAACCAAGTCAAAACTGTTTCCATGATTTTCAACAAATGCACTGGTTTCTGGTAGTTCAACGTCAAACTCGTTGTGATACTTCCAAAGCATTCTTGCATTTGTTATACCATTAGCATTGACAAAGGTGTTTCCTGTGGTGATCTTGCCAAGAATGGTAAGTGTAAGTTCAGAGGTAGCAGTAGTTCCAGCAGCAAAACCAAATCCACTTGCACCGATTCCGATTGTGGAACCTGATGATGTGCCATGGGTTATACCAGTAACATATGCATACCCTGCTACTCCACCCTGCTCAACTTTGATGTAGTCACCAGCAAACAGCAAATTGTCTGCACCAGTTCCGCTTGCATTGAAAGATTGTGC